TATCAATTCAAATTGGAAAAATATAAAGAATGGAGAAAATCCCAATACTGTATTTTCCAAAAATCCCATTTCTCTTGATGAGTTCTTATACACAATACCATTATCTAATGATACATCAATTAAAAATTCTGAAAAGGATTTGTTAGCATGCTAAAAGATTATATACTTGGGTCAGAAGTGGCTAAAAAAGGAAATTTTAGTATTGCAAATATATCTATGTTATTAAAAGATTTTGACCTAATTGAAGGTATTGATTATCTAAAATATGGTGGTATTACTCTACTTAATAAAAAATCATTAAAAATGCCAAATTATATATATAAATTACTTTGTGATAAATCTATGACAGATTTATCTGAATACATTCCATATAATTATCTATATGATATAGTCATGGGTAATATGAAACTTATTGAGTCCAAAATAACCAAAATTAAAATTGAAAATAAACAATTTGTTAAAATTAATGATGAAAAACTTAAAAATGTTATTTTTAATGAAAAATTAGTAAAATCTGTAGTTGATAATAATGAAATTAAAGATTTATTAAATGAAAAATATATACTAGGTTATGAAAAATTATCCAATACTAAATCATTATGTTGGTACTAATTCAATGAAAAATACTACAGTTCAAGGTATAGAAATTTATGACATTAATGAATTACCATACTGTCTAAAAAGCGAAGAAATTTATAAATGAGAATTGCATAAATTTTAATTTATAAATAGTATAGTATATATAAATTGATAAACGATAAATTTGATGAAAAAATGATTAATAAATTAGAATAAATCTAAACTACATTAATGGCACTATTTTAAAGTGTTACTTCTCATATAAAAAATCAATTATTAATAAAATTATTAAGTAAAAACTTAGTATAATGGTACAACAAATATAAGATGGACCAATAACATTTAAGTCCATTATAAACTATATGAAAATTAAAAATTGATTAATACGTTAGAATACGATTAACACAGGAGAAAAACATGGCAGGATTAGATTTAGGAAATATGGACTGGGGTTCATTAGAGAAAAACCTAGGTGAAAATATTACAGAGAAAAAAAGTTTTAAGGATGATAGATTTTGGACACTATCAAGAGATGAGAATGATAATGGTGGTGCTATAATTAGACTATTACCAGACCCTAATGGTACACCTTTTGTTCAATTATTCAATCATGCATTTCAATCATTTGATAATGTAAATAAGAAAAAAAGATGGTATATTAATAATTCACCACAGACAGTTGGAGATGAGTGTCCGGCAAGTGACTTATGGTCTGCATTATATAATGAAGGTTCAGAAGATGGTAAATTAGAAGCTAAGAATTTTGGTAGAAAGATTTCTTTTTATACAAATATTAAAGTTATTAAAGACCCAGTTAATCCTCAGAATAATGGTAAGATTTTTATTTGGAAATTTGGAACAAAACTTAAAGATAAATTTATGGCAGCATTAAATCCTTCTGATAATGATATAGCAATGGGTGAAGAACCTAAAGAATTATATAATCCTATTGGTGGATGTAATATCAAATTAAAAATTGCTAAAGTTGGTGGTTTCCTTAATTATGATTCAACAACTATCGAAAACCCATCTTCAATTTATAATTCAGTAGAAGAAGCAAAAACAGATATTATTGAAAATGCTTATAAACTAGATGAATTTAATTCATCTGATTCATTTGAAAGTTATGAAGAACTATCTAAAAAAATGAGATATGTACTTGAATGTTATACACCTAAAAACTTAAGTCCTCAAAGATTTAGTGAAGTAGTAGCTCCTTTTCTTGCAAAAACTCAAGAACAACCAGCACAAACTACACAAACCACACAGGCTGCACAACCGGTACAAGAAACACCAGTAGAACAAAGTGCTCCTACACAGGCCAATCAAACTGCACAACCTGTACAAGAAACACCTGTACAAACAACACAGACAACACAGGCTGCACAACCAGAAGTGGAAGATGATCTCGCATTCTTAGCAGATTTATAAACTATATATCATGGTATAATAACCATGATATTAAAACAAAAGGACTAAAATGAATGAAATGATAATAGTAGATTTTAGTCACCTCTTTTCAAGAAATTTATTCGTAGCAATAAATCAGGCCAAACCAAAAATCAAAAATGGTAAATATATTACAGCAGAAATTAAACCATATTTTTTACATCTTCTTTTTAATTCTCTTCAATATGTAAAAAATCAATTTAGTGGTGAAATGGTATTAGCTTTGGATGCAAGAAATAACTGGCGTAAAGATTTTTATAAAGATTATAAAGGTAATAGAGCCAAAGGAAAAGATAGTGGTGAACTAAACTGGGATGAAATATATCCTATTATTGATGAAGTAATAGAAGTAATAAAAGAAAACTTTCCTTTTAAAGTACTTAAAGTAAATAAAGCAGAAGCTGATGACATAGGTGGAGTATTATCTCAATCTTTTGGTAATGATATGCCAATAATTTTGGTTACTTCAGATCATGACTGGGCTCAAAACTTAACACATGGTAAATATATTAAAATGTATGACCCTATAAAAAAAGAATATATCACTTTAACCGATTTTGAAAATCATATTATTAATACTCCAGCAGGAAAAATGAGTAGATTTACTGCTATTCATACTTTAATAGGTGATTCTGGAGATAATGTTCCTAATATAACATTTGAAACTCAGTTTTCAGATAATTTCCTTTCTTATTTATCTAAGAACCAGATAAAATCTGAAGATATAGAATTAGTAAAAAATATGGATATATATGATGAACTTGTAGAAAAATATGATATTTATAGTTTAGTAAAAAGTGGTAAACGAAAAGGTTTACCTGTTATAGATTATAGGATTTATTATAAATTATCTGATGATACTATAATTACAAAAGATGAATATATTAAAGAAAATTATTCAGAAGATTTTGAAGTAATTGAACTATTCCAAAAAGATATTTTCAAAAAAATTCCATTTGGTCAGAAAAAAGCTGAGAAAATTGTTAAAAGTGAAGATACTCTCAATGAATTCTTATCATCTCATAAATTATATAAAGATAAATTTCTATTTAGTAATACTTTAGTTGATTTTACAAAAATACCTGATAATCTTAAGTCAGAAATTATAAATGAATATAAATCAACAACTGTAAATTATAATCAAACAGGCATTCTTAATTATTTTATGAATGAAGGACTTGGCAAACAAGTAGCTCAAGTAACTAAATTTTATGATTCAAAATATACAAATCAAATCACATCTTCTTTAGATGATTTTTTTAGTGACTTCTAAGTTAATGCTAATTTAGCAAATGACATCCTTTTCCACTCTAATGACTTTTCATTAGATAATTCTATAAAGGATGCCAATCTTTCAGGATATCGATATTTATTTATAGCATTTATACTTTTTTCATCTAATATATTCTGAATTTGCACTTTTTTAGCACCCAATATACATAATGAATTTAATACTATTTCTACACTTTCTTCTTGAGTATGATTCTCTAACAATTTTTCATATGCATCTTTTACCAGTTTATTTTTTATCATAAATATCTCCCTTTTTAATTATTTATATTTTTATTTAATTGAGATTAAGTAATTTTTAATAATTATTATAGTATAATATTACATAAAGAAAAGGATAATCAATGAATAATATTTCAGAACTAAGAAACTCATTTATAGGCATAAAAGATGGTTTTGCTCTCATAAAGAAAGATTCAAAAACTATAAAACGAAGAATAAGACTACGTAAAGGCAACAAAACCTTTGAATTCAAAGGCAATACATATTTCTATGATAATAACTTTCTATATGTATGATACTATATAATAAAGTTACTCAATATATAAATAAATATAAAAGTATTTATATGAGTTATATAATACCTAAATAACTAAAGAACAGATTAGGTATCACAAGTCAAACACTAAATAACTATAGTAATAGAAGAAAGATGCTAAAATCAGTACAAGAAAACTTAAAAAATAATATTATATAAATAATTGTATAGATAAATATAAAAAGGAGTAAAGATGGAACTTGTAAGAACAAATA